GTATGCCATTACGTATAATACCAATAATTATTTTTATTTTCAAAAGTGTGCCTGGTATCCAATTACTACTCAAAATCCACCTAGTGATATACCCTTGCCAATATATAGATTTTTAGTCCAAAACACACTTTTAACCTACTCATCTAATACAGATGATTTAAATAATCAAGCTTATTTATTTAGAGACACCTATTCTAGCACGCAACTACCCCCTCCAATACACATTAAAGACGCTATTAATATTCCATCTACTTCATCTAGTTACACTATTGTTTTAAAGATGTTAGACATGTTGGTTTCAAATTATTCTTTATCAACTTTTGTATATCAAGAGAATGTTCAAAAGTTGATACCAAAGCTATTAATGACTTTTCAGGAATCCGACAAACAGTTTTTTAGTCATAAGAACTATGAGTTTTCAACAGCTAAGATATTTAATACTACTTCTAAGTCTTTTGGCGCCTCTTATATAGGTGGCGATTCTAACTATTCTTATTTAACTCCTTTATCAGAAGATGCAATAGGTTCTTCTATGCTATTTTATGACAAACCTACGTCCGATTCTATGTATAACTTAATGTACTATCCAGGTACCCCTAGTTTTGTATATGGTTGTTGGCGTTATGTTAACTTTAATGGAACCCTTGTATACTATTTATACATATACTTTCCAATAGTTGGCTCCCTAAATATTTTTAAAAATTTAGCTACTTATACTGCAAGTATTAATGCCATTAATGGGGTACCCCTAGGCACTACAATAACTGTTAGCACAAATACGGTGGCTGTTTCCCCCTCCCAAGAAACTAATATTAATGATATTAATGCACCACATATCGTTTTAAGGTTTCTTGCATCCGATTTGAATGATATTCCAGGAATAAAGGAAGCCCAAACTGGTGAAGTCCTTACTGTAACTACTAAAATCACTGCAACTGTACCTCTATTCGATAACAAAGTATTTGAATCTACTTATCAAGATCTAACTCTAAAGAAGAATACTCTTTTAGCAGATCCTGGCGCTTTATTATCAGTGTCAGAAGATAATGTTAATTATGGCAGACCATTATATGGTGTAGGATATCCTTTAAATACTACTAATTATACTGTTAGACCATATAATAATAAAAATTCTTTTTATATAGAATTAGGATTTAAATTAGCAAACCCAAATTTAGTTTCTGAGGGTTTAAATAAAAGGCTTAATTTCTTGTCAATAACTGGCCAATTTGTTTTGGCTATATATTTAGACTCTGGTGATTATAATAACACCACTACCCCAACAGCGCCTGTGGCCAAGCTAGTATCTTTTTGTCTTGGTAATTATTCTACTGGTTGGTCTGTTTTACATAATCTAGTAGTAACCGATGTAACTAGATATTTTAACTGGCAAGGTTCTAATATAGTTACTTATCCCGTAGTTAATGCCACTGATTATTCTATTATATTTAATGGTAGGAAGTTTCCCAATCTTATACCTACTGCGTATACGGCATTTTCTCCTTATCTTTTATGGAAAAATCCATTTATTATAGCACCTCATTTTGTTTTAAATCCACCCCCTAATATTGGTTCAACAATACTTCAGCATGGAGCCTTTCAAGGGTTAATAGGGCCTTATGTTATATTTCAGGACTCTTTAGATACTCACAACAGTTTGACCACCACCTCAGCAGCTGTTATTGGCACTAATGCAGCTACTGCGTTTACTAGACATAAAATCTTTTTAGACGCTTTTGAAATACGATAACCCAGTAAAAACGCGATGACTTAGTTATTAAAATTTGTTTGATTTTTTTTCTCAATAGTGGTAGAATATATTTGTCGCTGGGATATTTCGTTCTAGATTTTCCCAGCGCCAAGTTTATCTGCGACTGTTTAACTAGATTTTAACAGTCGATTAATAAGGAGATTTTATGGCTTCAACACTAAAAAGAGACCCAGTAAAATATGTAAGAGACGCTGCAAAGAATCTCTATTTAAAAGGCGATGAGTGCTATATTTGTGGCACTAAAGATAAGTTAGAGTTTCATCATCTTTGCTCAATTACCATGCTTTGGAATAAGTGGATTAATAGCAAAGGTATCGAAGTTATAGCTACTTTAGGCAAAATAATAGACTTACGTGACGAATTTATAGAGGAACATAAAAAGCAAATGTATGATGACGCATTAACCCTGTGCGTCACTCATCATGATAAATTACATAACTTATTTGGGCGATTCCTGGAAACAGAAGAAATTATTGAAAAGCAACGTAATTGGGTAGCGTTACAACGTAAAAAGTTGCATCCAAAGGAGAAAGATGTTTCAGAAAATAATGCAGTATTTGAGAGAGAAGGCGAATCCAGCTCAACCACTAATTGTGCAGAACCAAGGCGAACAGCATACGCCAGCCGTTACAACTTTCAGTATAAAAAGGGCATACGAAACGGTTGAAGTATATAATAGAGGAATTAATTTAATTGTTGATTCTGCAGCTACCATACCTTTTGATATAGGTGCTAAAATAACATCCATCGAATCAATATCTCAAGGATTAACATTTAGAGGTGGAAAGTTAAACAAACTTCTTAATCAAATACCTAATCCTTTTATTGCTGCTGATGAGCTATGGCGCAATGTTTACTTAGACCTTATATTAACTGGTAACGCTTTCATCTATTTTGATGGGGCGCATTTATATAATTTACCTGCCGATAACGTAGAAGTTGTCGCAGACAAAAAAGCTTTTATTAGTGTATACAAGTATGGAGAAGAAGAGTTTCAGTTTAATGAAGTTATAGCCATTAGGGACAATTCAATGAAAAGTCTTTTTTATGGCACTTCAAGGCTTACTTCAACTTCAGCTTCTTATAATACATTAACTAGTATGAAGTCTTTTCAAAATAGTTTTTTTAAAAATGGAACTGTATTGGGTGTTGTTTTAAAGTCAAAGGATACCTTATCCCAGAAAATTAAAGAGAGAAAGATGCAAGAGTGGTCTTTAAACTATAATACAACTACTGGGGGGCGTAGACCAATGATCCTAGACGCAGGAATGGAAATAGAAGACTTAGGTTCTAAGGACTTTAGAGAACTAGAATATAAAGACTCTATCAATTCTAATGTGGAACAAGTTCTATTAGCTCTTGGTATTCCACCTGTGTTAGTATTAGGCGGTAACAACGCCAATATATCCCCTAATTTAAAACTATTTTATACACAAACTATTATTCCTTTAGTCTTAAAGGTTTCAGGTTCTTTAGATAGATTTTTTGGATATGATACAAAACCAGATACTAGGCAAGTTCTTGCATTACAACCAGAATTAAGAGACGAAGCAGCTTATCTGGTAAGTTTAACCAATGCTGGTATTATAACTAGAAATGAAGCTAGAGAGAAAATAAGAATGGATAAACATAAGGATGCAGTCGCTGATATACTGACGCTACCTGCTAATATTGCAGGAAGTGCTGTTAATCCTTCTGCTAATCCTAACAGTGAAGAAGTGTAACTTCTTTAACAAGGATACTTAATGAACAAAACATTTTATGCAGACGCTTCTTTTGAGGTTAAAGCACTAGATGACGAACCAGATATTTTAAGAATTTCTGGCTACGCAAATACTACGGATAAAGATAGAGCTGGTGATGTAATTCTTAGTTCGGCTTGGGAGGGCGATGCTTTAACTAATTATTTAGATAATCCTATTATTTTAGCATATCATGACCATAAGCGCCCTATTGGGCAGATGGTTAATTATTCTATTACATCTAAAGGGTTATTTATTGAAGCTGAAATATCTAAACTATCCGGAGAAGTATACGACTTAATTAAAACTGGTATTTTAAAATCATTTTCTGTGGGCTTTAAAATTAAAGATGCAGAGTATGATAGAAGGGAAGATACCTTTACAATTAAAGAAGCTGAGTTAATGGAAATCTCTGTAGTTTCTGTTCCAGCTAATGCAAAGTCTACATTTTCTTTAGCTAAGTCTTTTGATAATACCAACGAGTTAGTTGAATTTAAATCATTATATGCTAAGTCAGAGGCTATCCCCCCTCAAGTTGAAGTGACACCAGTAACAGTGCCTTCATCTACTGACGAAATCAAGTCTTTAGTAGAGCATACCTTAGAACAAATCAGAGGTATTACAAGTAAACAGGCAGAGTCTTTTGATGCTGCTATTAAATCAATGTTAATTAATAACGAGGAGCCTGTTGCTCCTAAGGAGAAAGAAGTTATGTCAGTAGAAGTTGGAATTAGTGGTGTAGAGAGATTAGTAGCAGATTTACAAGCCAAAATGGAAGCCCAAGATGCTAAATATTCAGAAGTTATTAGCTCTTTGAAATCAGAGCTGCAAGATAAGTCAAAAGAAATCGAAGCTGTTGTTAAGTCTAAAATGACTTTCCAAGATCGTAAAATTTCTGGCGACTCTTTAAATGCAAGAGAGAAAGATACTGCTGTTCTTTTAGCAAAAATGCTTGGTAAGCCTATTGACTCCACCAATTATTTTCAGCGTTTAAGAACTAAGTCTAATCAAGAACACTTTGATATTGGAGGTTCTGTTACTGCTGGTGAGTGGGAGACAGAGTATTCTACCAGACTTTATAATGAAATTAGAAATAAATTGGTCGTAGCACCTATCTTTACTAATAAAATGAAAATGCTTACCAGAACCATGGTAATTCCAGTTAATCCTGACGTATCTGGTACACAAACCTTATGGGTAGATAGTGCTGACCTTAGAGGCCAAGGCGACTCTTCTAGTGGTACTACAGCTACAGATGGCAAGGTTAAAGAAAAGATCTTATCAGCATTTAAGTTAGTAACAAAAGAAACTATTGGTTTTGATGAAGAAGAAGATTCTTTAATTCCTTTGATTCCTATTATTAATGCTAATATGGCTAGAAGACTTTCAAAAGCTATTGATACAGCTCTGTTGCTAGGGACTTCACCATTCAGCGGTATTGCTACTCTTGCAGATGCTGCTGCAGGGACAACTAGAGAAGCTCCTGTATTAGATATTTCTGATGAAGACGCTTTTGATTATTCTAGATTTATCAGTATGAGAGAGAAAATGGGTTTTTATGGTTTGACACCTTCAGAGCTTTTCTTAATTGTTAATAAGTCTATTTACTACGATATGGTAGAGCAAGAAGTGTATAAAAATGCTGTTATCTCTTCCACAGACGTTATTACTAACGTAGCTGATGGTTCTGTAGTTCAAGCAACTAGAGGAGTAGTTGGAACTTATGGTGGAATTAAAGTTATTGTTTCTGATAGCTTCGTAACTCCTGCTGATACTGTTGCTGGTGCAGTTCTTGTCAATCCTAATTACTACTTGTTAGGTGACTATGGAAATGCTAGAACTGAGAAGGATAGAGATATCAGTAATCAACAAAACGTTCTTGTTAGTTCTTTGAATATGGGCTTTATTGAAATGGAAGGCACACCTTCCGTTATCGTCAAATACGCAGCTTAATTTTTAGCTTAGTGGCTTTGGGAGATTCCCAAAGCCACATTTATTAGGAATATCTAATGGATTTAATTACTTTTCAAGAATATAAGGATTATAAGAAAATTAATAGTACTAACATAGATGTGCAATTGGGAAGTATTATACCTAATATTTCTCAGCTAATTAAATCGTATTGTAATAGAGACTTAATAGACTATGGTGACATTAATTTTCCTAAGACTGAGTATCATAATGCTAATAGCAGTTATGCTCTACTTAACGAATTCCCAATTATCGAAGTTGAAACAGTCTCTGTATCTACAGACGCTGGAACAACTTATACCGAATTAGTAGCTAATACAGATTACTATGTAGATTATGATAATGATTTAATTGTATCGCTCTTAGGCGCCTTTGGCGCCGCTACAATACCTACTCGTAGTTTAAAAGTAGTATACGCAGGAGGATATGAAGTTACTCCAGGAGATATTAAGCAGGTGTGTTTTGAACTAATAGACCATTATCTTAATGAAAAATATGTTCAAGGGCGCCAATTAAAAGGTAGCTCCTCAGACCCTGCACCTACTCAAGAAGCTAAAGATTGGCCTATACATATTAAGAAGATTTTAGACCTGTATAGGAGAATCTAATGAGTAAAGTTTATATTACTGAGCAACTAGAAAATGCAGTAAATGGCAGGGATACTAATTTTTCTAAGCTTAATACATATTTAGAAAAGGTTTTTTCTGGTGGAGTAGAGGGTGAAGACGATTTTAAGGTATATAGAACCAATGAAAAATTAAACGCTAACACTACTTTAAAGGTTATTGAGGATCATATTGAACGCGAATTAACTATGGGTTTAATAGGTAAGGATAAGGATAAGCATATTAATAATATTATGAGGATAGTTATATTTCTTATTAATCGTGCTAAAGATGGTATTATAAAAAATCCTACCGGATATGATATAGTGTCTTTCTTATCTAATTTAAATGAATCTATATCTAATTATGTAAAAACTAATAAGCTAGAGTACATTAATAGTTATACCTTAGAAGTATTTT